TCCAATGATTTACCGAAGCCGCCATCTACATGGTTCTTCACCAACACTGTGTCAAAGAATGGCACTGGTGAGGAGGATCCATCATTCCGAGACTGCTTTAAAGGCAGGATCTGCAAGTATCTGAAGAACAGACTTGCGATCAAGAACAATAAGAACCTACACCTATGGTGGAGCTGGCTTCAAGGGATAAAGAGAGGTTGTGCACCAGCATCAGAAAGCACTGTGATAGCATCTCTCGAGGATCACGCCAAGGCATTGTCCAAGACGGGGGAGTTAAAGACTCGTCCCGAGGATGATCCTTTCCTGGTCAATCTTCGTGAGAAATGTCATGCTTTCTGGGATCGCGCAATCAACGAACATGTGCCCCCTGCTTTACGGAGAAGTTGTAAGACTCCAACCGTCAAATGTAAAAAGCAGGACGGATCACCAGAGATGACACCTTCAACGGGTGCGTCCTGGGAAAGTCCATACAAGGACGGTGGGACACATAATTGGTTGTTTGATTATTTCCACTATGGGCTGGATCGCAAGCACGACTATACTAAAGATAGAATGTACCTGGGCGAGGTCTTGTTTCCCTGGCTCATCAAGAGCATGGACACAAGAGAGAACCTCTCTGTGCGCAGGTACCAAGCAAGCGATTCCAAGCTCCCCCGCAGTGAACTGCTGGGAATGTGGTACGACTCGAGGTCTAACACCATCCGCGAAGAACGTGGATTTCCTCTCAATGCATCTTTTGATGAATTGGTGCAGATGAGCCGCTCCGGTAGGTTCGATCACACAAATGTGGAGATCATCCCCTTGAAAGAACCGCTCAAGATCCGCACCATCTCAAAAGGTAACGCCATAAAGTATTGGTTAGCGAAACCGATGCAACGAATGATGAGAGACCTGACTCGGAAGTACCCACAGATGGCACTTACTGGTGGTCCACTAGACCCACAACATTTAGAATGGTTGTGGACCATGACTGATCAAGTACGTGAACGAGTAGCTCCTTTCCGCCCAGACCTAGATCTGGACTTCACCCACATCGTGAGTGGAGACTATAAGGGGGCTACCGACGGACTGGACATCCATGCTACAAAAGTCGCATTTGAGACCGTCCTATCCATGGTTGAGTTACCGTGCCAGGGCTCTATGACCCGTAACAGTGACTCGGATTACGTACAAATTGATCGGACCGAAGTGCGTGAAATGTGGAAAAATAGTTTGCGCGATGTTCTGTATGAACAGCTGCTGCACTACCCCGAGGGTGGGCCAGATGCCACTCCGCAGACGAATGGTCAGTTGATGGGTTCCAATCTGTCGTTTCCTATCTTATGCTGTGTCAACCTAATTGGTTATTGGATGACACTTGAGGAATACACAGGTTTGAAGTTCGAACCTAACCAACTGCCCGTCTTGATTAATGGAGATGACATCCTTTTCAGAACTCCTCGTCCAAGACCTGATGACATTACTTCCTTCTATGAAATATGGAAGAAGAACATAACCGCACTCGGTTTTGAGTTGAGTGTCGGAAAGAACTACATTCATGACCAAATCTTCACGGTCAACTCTGAATGTTATGTCATCAATGGTGGGACACAGTCACCACCATCATTCAGGCGCGTTCGACACTTAGATGTCGGTCTTTTAACAAATAATAACGCCTGTGCGCGGCTGGAAAACCGAGTCTTACCGTTGGCTGACAGGATCCAGCGCGTCTTGGAAGGGGCCCACGACAAAGGTCGTGTGTGGCGACGTCTTAAACACTACTACCGCGAGGAACTTAAGAGCTGGATGCAGGTTGGAAGGCACACAACTTTCAACGTGTTCGCGGCG